TGGGCAAAAGCTACATCTCCGAACATACCCTATCAGGTCGCGGTCAGAGAGAATGTGTATGTAACGTTCAATGTGTCGCCAGATGCAACAGACTTGTCGCCACCGGTAAAGTCACCAGCAGAGAACAAAACTCCAGAAGTGCCTGAAGATACGTTGCACAAGAAAGCGCCAGCAATCGTAGCTGTAGCATTCATCACAAAAGAAGATGGCGATGCTGAGTTAGAGATAACAGAAGGATTTGCTGAAGTTGCAGATCCAAAAGTCACCGCCTTACGTGAGCCTGTATAGCTTGAGTTCTCAGACCAACCTGAGTGTGAAGCCAATGTATCACCAGCAGCGTATGTCGTACCTGAACCGGGGCCAGTCACCAGACCCAAGTACCAAGTCGTAGATTGCGTACCAGATGCAAAGTAAACACCGTTCATGTTAGCCAAACCGCCGTTCATCACGAGGTTGTGGAATGTATCAGTCCACTTTTCAACGCCATCAGCGCCTACGCAAGTAACGGAGTAAACACCACCCGCGCCAACGGTCTCGCCGAGGTCTGGCTTGGTAACTAATGTTGCAGACACTTGGTCTTTTGCTGAACTAAATTCCATGATTGTTCCTTAAGAGATGCGCACGATGGCGCTGTTGGCATCGGGAGTTGGGAAGATGATTTGAAATGTGTCGTTGTCAACTGTTTTGTCTGCGCCAAAATCTAAAACGGCTACAGACTTATTGCCCTGTGTCACGTTATAAATCAAAGCTGCACGCGCAGTAAACGTTGCATTTGTCCAACTTGTATTGTTGAATGAAATGTATGCGGTAGGAACGCCAGCAGTGTTGTTAGTAGCTGTTGGAGATACGTCAATAACTAAAGTGTTCCCACCCGCTGTGTACCCAGTACCTACGACTTCATTGCTTGTTGTGTAGACAGTTGTGCTTTGGTTAATGTCCGCGTTGCCTGTATACAAGGCGACCTTAAATGTGTTTGCGGACGTTGGGCCGAAGTTGTGAACCGCTTGAAGCAGCTCAACTTTAAAACTTGTTGTTGCCGATTGAAGAATACTCATGATACTTGAACCCTAACTTGTCCATCACGATAAGCATCAGCACGCTGTTTGCCATCTGCCAGATTTTTATACAAAGCAATTGCCTGAACATAACGATCTTGTGCGACTTTAATCATGTCCCCCTCGCCTTTCATGTAGACAAGGGCTTCACAAATTGTTCCGTACAACAATACAGAATCAAAGTTATCACCAAGCCACGTTGTGCCGCCACTAGCTGGATCAGTGATAGACAGCGGGTAGTAGTAATAATGTAATTCAGCCATGTACGCTGCATCGGGCGTAGGGCCAACAATGAATGTCAATTCATTAATGTCGTTAGACTGTGGGCCAAACAAAGCGTAGTGTTTAGGCTTACCCTGAGTTGCTGGGTTTGGATATGCTTCACGCATGAAGTTCACATCTTTGTTCAACAAATACAGAAAGTCGCCAGACCCTGATGCGGGGTATATAGCAAGGCTATACACAGAGAGAAAATCAGCTGGGCATCCAAGATACTTGTTGCCTGTACTGAGTGAGCCTGTCACGTTCTTTCGCAAGTTAGCAGGTTGCGCAGTGTTATAAATGCGCTGCTCCGCCTGACGGATAAATGTATCCATGTCAGTGGTTGGAAAAGAGTTTTCGCAGTAATCAGATACTGCCGTGACAAGCTGACTGTAATTCATACTTAACCCATTGGGCCCCGTGCCATCACGCCTTTAGTGGCCGCGCCAGTACCACGGATTTTGATGCCATCAGTTTTAACAGGCTCATTACCAGCGGACTTGCTAATAGCGCCAATGCTCACGTCATACTCATCCAATTTGCTTTTGTTTGGACGTGACGCAAGTTGGCTCAAACCTTCCTTTGCACGACCAGCATAAGCTGATGCGGGTTTATTATTTACAGCCATGATTAGCCTCGTTTCTGTGCTGCGACTTTAGCCAAGTTACGACCCATAGTCTTCATGTTAGCGTTGGTTTTACCACCGCCCTTGCCCTTGCCGCCACTTGTCATGCCGACTGTAGGGCCGCTATCACCAAGGTTTTTACCTTTGGTTTTGCCCTTTTGAGCGATACCATCTGCTGATCGTGTGTATGCCATTTTAAGCTCCTATCTGTATTGTTACTGTACCAATTTGCGCAGCCAATGCCAAGTAGTTTGGCGTTAAAGCAGCATCAAAACTTCTTGCCCCACCAACAGGGTTCCACCCCCATTGAATATCTCTAGATCCACCTGTCGGATAACCACCACTTGGATTATCCACGGGATACAGTTGTAATCCATTGTTACCCGCGGTCACATATGTTGTGTCTTTACGTGGGTTACGCAAAGCCTGTGGATCATCGACAGGAAAAGTACCAAGCATTAACTGAGGCTGATCGGGATCCCAGCACTCAGGGCATACCAGCAACTGATACTTACGCTGCTTAATAATCTCAGTTCTAAGCTGCTTCAGTCTATATTGCTGGCCACAGCGATCACATTCAGCAATCGCTATCTTGCCCGATGCAAACCTATTTCCCATTAGTAACCACCACCGCTACCGATAAACATCTGGCGAGGCACAAAACGCACGGCTGCTTTTTCACGGTCTTCGCCCGCTGCAATCTCAAACGTCTCCATATACATCTGCTTTAGCATCTCAATCCGAGGCATTAACTCGGGTGTTTTTACAGCGATGTGATACGCTAAACCTGCCACCAGAGCAGGTAAGAAACGGAAGTTCATGTCGGCTGTCTCAACACCAGCGCCAGCGTCTTGTACACGGCGAAGTCTCCAATACACAAACTGATATGGAGTGCTGTTGTCGGGGGTAGGCCAGACAGTTACAGCAGGTAGTTGGGGAACATAGACAGCCGTACCGCTAATATGCGAAGCAGCAGTTGTGTTATTTTGCCCACGGAATACACCACTTAGAACGTTACCTGTGATGTATGTGTAATAAATATCTTCTGTGCCAAGACGAATGAAACCAGATCCTGCTAACCCAACCACCGTGTTAAGCGTGATCGTTGTGTCCGTGGCTGTGATGGCTCCGCTAAGCGTCGAAGACGTTGGATTAGTTTCTCCAGAAAGGCGCTGAATCCAGACTTGGATTGGACGGGCCTGCTGGAGCTTGTTGGGAATCGTGGCATAGGTAGAAACACTAATACGTGTGATAGTCAGGTCAGCTTGCGTAGACGCAGTGTTCTGGCCTGTACGAATGACTTGCTCAAGCAGGTCAATGGTGTCTGTAGGCAAAGCATACGTGGCAAGGCCGGGAGTCAGATTGATGAAGCCCTGCTCCATCGTCCACATGTTGATACCCTTGCTCTGCCATTCAATTGTCATCAGGTTCATAGAACGACGAGCTGTACGCAAGTCGTAACCTGAACGCATTTCACGGCCAGCCCTCTCCCACGCCTCTTCAGCGATCTCCGTGAAATCCATGTTGAAGAGTGTGGTTCCGGTAGTGGTCATTTCATACCTTTAAGTGTCTGAGCCAGACGCGCACGCTGCCCCAGTTTCCCGGGTTTCTTTGCAGCGGCGGCTAGCTTCTTTGCAGGAATCGGTTGACCCTTCTTTGCACCAAGTTCAGCGCGTAAAGCGCCGGGCTTTTTGATCGCCTTTTGAATCCATTTCTCAGCCATTTTTAGCAGCCCTCATGTTGTCAACGAGGTTAGGATATGGACGCCCGGCAGCTTTAGCCATTGCTTTAGCTTTGGCTTTCTTACCGCTAGACATTTTCTTTGGAGCGCCAAGTGACTTGGGTCTAGGCTTTTCCCAGACTTCACCGCCTTCAGCGTATTGGGTAAAGTCAGTATCATCACGGCGAGCCTTACGCACGCCCTTGGGCATTTTGCTGGGTCTTATGTCACCCATTCCACGGCTCGCCATCATGATTATTTCCTTTTCATCATTCCGCCACCACACATGGCGATCATTGTGCCGCGAGTCTTGCCTTTAGTGGCAATACCATCAGCGCGTTTAGATGCTGAAGAAACTTTACCACCACGCTTATAGGTATCACCCATAGCATTGGTGTTTTCGCCTTCATCGCGTTTACGTTTCACGCTTTCAGCGCGTTTGGTAGCATCTTTATATTCTTGAAGATCTGCTTCACGATCTTTTTTGCTGCCTGCTATGGCATGGTACATTCCTTTAGCACCATACTTAGCAGAATCAATTATGCCGGGGCTGCCGGGTTGAGTTCCCAAATAAGCGCCTCCAACAACTGCGCCAGCAGGGGCGGCCATAGCGCCTAAAGCTTTACGGCCTAAATTGCCAAATGTTGTATCAGCTTCTGGCATGGCTTGATCGTAAGCTTTACCCGACAAACGGGAAAGCTCGGCATCAGACATATCTTCAATTCGTTTTGCTTTTGGCATGATGATTCCTTAGCAAGCGCCGCCGCCCATCATTTTGATCATTGTGCCGCGGGTCTTGCCTTTTTTGGCAATACCATCAGCAGCGCGGGTGTAGCCGCCAGAAGAAAGCTTGGTCATGGGCTGACCCTTGTGCAGACGGCTCTCGTGTTTATTCACGGCCTTTTGCATCATAGCCTTGTCCATCTTTACGTCTTCATGTTTCATTTCGCCACCTTTAGAAAATTTGCGGCCCTTGTCCGCTTGGTTAAACTCTTTGCCCACTGATTGTGGGACTCCAACTTTCTTGGCAAACCCGGGGTTGTGAGCCACAGCAGCCATGAAGTCTCGTTGCTTTTTACTTGTGCTCGGCATCATTATCCTTTTTGCCGAATAAGCTGGTCAATTTTTTCTTCCAACCTGTTAAAGCGTTGGTCAATATGGTCAGTAATTCGTTCCACTTCTGCTTGAGTAACGTTATCACGAGCGACCTCCTCACGGGTTTTGTTCAAAAGAATGCTGATGCGATTCAGCTCCCTGAACTTTTCGTTCATCATGTAGCCAATCAAGCCGACGATAATTGTTAGGATTGTTGACCATACTGTGTTTAACTCTAGCATTTCCAAGCTCTAAGAGATTTGTTTATGCGTGAGTCTGGGTCTTTGGCGGTCTTGGCGGATGTCAATTTCTTTTTCATCCCTTCCATCCTCGCACAAAAAGAGTCGCGCCGCGACCCGCCTTCTGGCTGGGGAGGTTTCAAGTTCATGCCTTGCTTTTTCGCGGAGGCGCGACCCTTCGCATTCAAGCCACCATTTGGGTTCTTGCCCTCTTTCCTCTGCCATGCTGGACTCTTAGCCATAGAACGCCACCGCTGCGCAAGTTGCGCCAACAGAAACTACAAGACTTGTTGAGCACACTACGCCTTCGCCCGGAATCCAAATACTAGAAACGCCAGCAGCGCCAATAGTAAAAGTAAACAAGGTTGTTGCGCCGTCTTTAATGGTAATAGTTGAAGCGCCAGTAGCGCTGTACCACAAACCTTTAAAACGAGTACGTCCGTTATACGCAGTGGTGTCCGTGCTTACTGGGCACGTTGCACCTTGTACGTCTGTCTGCATCATAATTAATCTCCTTGTAAATGGGGGCCGAAGCCCCCTAGATTAATTAGTTCTGGTTGCCAACGGGGTAGCCGACACCATCAGAGCCGCGTACAGTGTAGGCGATCACCAATGTACCTGCACCGGTAGTAACAGTTGTACCGCTTACAGTGTAAGTAACAAACACATCAGTTGTGCCAACGTTAGACATCTTAGCCAAGTCAGCAGCAGTTGTTGTGGCAGTCATTGTGTACAAGCCAGCAGTGCCGCTTGTGGGGGTGATAGTACCAATAGTTGTAGAACCAACTTTGATAGTCAGAGTAGGTGATGTACCGTTAAAAGCTGTTGTGTCAACATATAACTGAACAGCAGTAATCAAAGAACCAGCAGGCAACGCTGCCAAATTAGTAGCTGTTGTCTCAGCATAAGTAACGGCTTTACTCTGCAAAACAATTGTTGAGCCAGTGTTACGTGTTGTATCGGCAGTTGTACCGGTTGTATAACGGTTTGTGCCAAGCAGCCAAGGGCCAAGATGAGTTGCGAATCCCATGAGGATCTCCTTACATACAAGTTAAGTGCATCAGTCGGTATGTCGTCTGCCGGGACAGGTTGATGCACCGGAAAGCCCGGATTAAGAACAATATACAACAAATAAAAAGGGGGCACAAGGCCCCCTTTATAAATATTTCCGAAGAAATATCAGGACGAACCGGGGGATCCGAAGATACCCAGTGGGTCAGACACGCCGAAGCTGTAACGCTCACGGGCTTTGTAACGGACGTTACCTGTGTCAAAGTCGCCGTCCATGCCAGTAGACATAGGAGTACGAACGAAGTGCTTCAAGCCGTTAGGCACGTCAGTCAACAAGAACCAAGCATTTGGGTCTGTCAAGAAGTGGTTAACGGTGTAGCCTTCAGGGATAGAACCGTTATTCTTCAATGCGTTGATGTCGTTGTCGGTTGTACCAACACGCAATTCAGTTTCGAGCAAGCGAGTTGCAACGAACATGTTTGCTGGAGGAATAACCAACTTCTTAGGCTTAGCAGCGATCAGCAAACCGCGCTCATCTGTCCAAGCAGCGATCTGAATCACGGCATTCTCAAGAGAAGTCTCGTTCAAATCAGCGCCTGTTGTAGGACGATTGCTGTTAGTACCACCAGAAACCAAGGGGTGATCTGTTGCGCACAGAACCTTGCCGTCACCATAAGTGGGGCCGCCTGTGAAGGCGTTGTTCAATACGTAAGCAGCTTTCACTTGCTTGGTATAAGCCATACCGCGGGCCAAAGCCTTGGTATAGCGTGAAGACAAGCTGTCATACAAGTTATCTTCCACAGCTTCCTCTGTGATGGAGAAGCCCATCGCAATGGTTTCGTGGGTGTAACGTGCAGTCCATGCTTCTTGTGCATTGTCATAAGCGATGGCTGAGCCCTCGTTCTTAACAGGTGCAGCAGAGAAGCCAGAAAGCTTTGTCTCTTCTTCAAAACTACGCTCAGATGTCTCTGTTTCGTAGATTTCTTTGTGCTCTTCGCCGTACTTAGCGTACTCAAGGCCGAACAATGCGTTCAAACCGGGGAGCAACTCTTTCAATAGTTGTGCGCGTGAAATAGCCATGGTAAGTTACTCCTTAAATACCGGTGGTATTGTTATACGCATGGGTATTGATCTTAACGATCATCTCAGCGTATGTGGTTGTGGTTGGGGCTGTCTCAGGCACAACATCAATGATACGAATGGGATACGTTGCCGTAATACCGGTCGTAGTTGTGATAGCTTGAGCAGAATCACCAGTGTTTGCATTACCAGAGTTCAAAGCCACGGTGCAGTTTGCGCCAACAGCAGCGCGAGTCAGAGTAGACATAGTAGTGCCAGAAGACACAACTGCCACTTTGAACAGGGCTGTAGGATCATCAACAACATAAGCCACAACGTTTGTCACGCCAGATGCGGGAGCATACTGGGCTTGAACGGTTTGGCCAGATGAGTTGGTATATTGGACGCCAACGCAAACGCCAACGCATTGTGCAGCAGCAGTGCCACTGGCAATGACGGCGCAAGAGCCGGAAGCCAAGATCTCAACGAGGTCGCCGTCATAGACAGCGCCGGAATCGACTGGGATCAGTCGAGTAGAACCCGCATAGGGATTTCCACCAATACGATTGATTGGCTGAAAACCGTAGGGGGCTGAAACGGTAGGATATGCCATTTAAGACTCCAAGAAAATTAAATACCTTTTCCGAAAGTGACCGTGGACTTACGTTCTTTAAACATAGGCATCCGCGGATCATTTTCGCGCATGTAAGTATTGTCTACAGACTGCATCTGCGCTTCCGCTTGTTGGCGGTAGTACGCATCACGCTGGTGAGTAAACTCTACTGGGGTTTTGCAAAGCAACAAACCACCGACCTCAATACTGTCTGGGAATTTATTCTGCGATGCAGAAAACAGACGGATCTCGGGGTGATCGGAAGCCTTAACAGGTTCCCAGCCCTCGGCAAGTTTTGAAGAATAATTCGTTGGATCATCTTTACCTTGAGATCCAATACGAATCCAACGAAATGCGTAACCTTCCTCTGGATTAGGGTCGGGCAAGAGTTTAGGTGGCATCCATTGTTTTGGACGCTCTGCAGTTTCGCGGGTACTCAAGTCACGAATTTGACGTGGTGCTTTTTCCATTTTATTTCCTCATTTCCTTTGCTACCTCACGAGCATAGACTTCCAATGGAACTCCAAGCCGTTTGGCAAGATTGACCTGTGTTTGCGACAGCACGATTTTTTTGGGGGCAGTGCTTCGCGTTGCAGGTGCAACTACGTTGGATTTCATGCGCTGAGATTTAGGGGCATCAGCGGGTTCGTCGACTCCAAACTGGTCGGCAAACCTTTCCCTCATGTCAGCGTCGATACGTTTATAGTACTCGTCACTGCCAGTAGGTATTCCTTCGCTTACCAAGTCCTCGTGTAACCCGAGGGCATACGCTGTCATCCTTTTGTTGCTTCCAAACCATTGGTTACGGTCTTGCCATGCCGATAGTTTTTCATCAACTGGAGCAGCTCTGGTAGGCTGTTGTGTGATTTGTACAGGAGTTTCTTCCTCCTGTAAAGGGGTGGGCTTAAAATTATTTACGCGGTCAGCTTTGATCTTTGCCGAGGTAAGAGCTTCTTGAGCTTCCACCAAAGCGTCGGTATCACCTGACTCGTATGCCGCCTTGTACTGACGCTTGGCATCCTCAAGCTCACTCTGAACAACCCGTTTGGCCTGTTCTAAGAGTGCCGTCTGGCCTTGATTAACAGAGCCCTTGAGCTTCTTGTTCTCTTCCCATACGGTTTGCGCTAGGCGAATAGCCTCTTCTCTTTCGCGTTCAGCCGCCTCTTTTAAACGTCTTTCTTCGTGATAAAACTTAGAAAAACGCTTGATGCGCTTTTGTACGCTTTCGTCGTATTTAGCCAACTCCTCGTCTGTAACCTCCTTTGGGGGAGGCTCAACGGGCGGCTCCTGATTGCGGTCTGCTTCAGGAGTATCGTCAACAATTTCTATCTCCGGTTCGCTTTCGGCTTCCGGCTCTACAACCTTGCTACCCTTGCGAGACTTTTCTTCAATCTCATCAGGAAACTCGAATTCCGTTTTTTCTACTTCAGCCATGATTCACTCCTTAGTTAGGGCGTTGGATACCACGAGGGTCTTGTACAACAGCCTGAACAGAGTCATCATTGATGAGTCTCCACTCAGTACCGTGAATCTTCATGCGGGTTCCCGTGTTAGGACGTACTAACACAAAGTCACCCACTTTGCAGCTTGGGCCAGATGGGAATCGGGCTGTGTCTTTGAAAGCGTCAGGGCCGATCTTGGCTACGAATAACACGGGGGAAAGTAGCTCCTCGTGGTACATGGCAGTAGCGGATTTTAAGATCCCGGTCTCACTAAACTCTTCTTCTGCCTTTGGGAGCATACAGAGGAGATGGTAAGTAGCCGGATCAGGCACTTGCTTGGCTTTCTCTTCAGCGGAGGAATTGAGCACTCCGGAGAGATCTACCGCGCTTACATCAAATTCAGTCATCAGTATCCTTTAACTTGCGAGCAAGGTCTTTAAGTTCATACTGTGCGATACGTAGACCCCGAATAACGCCGCACAGTTCTTTGTAGTGATCGTAGGATTTGGCACCACCATCACACAAGACTTCTTCTTGAGAACAAATCTGCTGATCAAATTTGTCACTCAAAATTTCAAATAATTTAGGATCCATCATTCACCTTTCGGTTTGTTGGCTGCCTGTTTCGCAGCAAGCTCTGCTTGCATCTGAGCAACCTTGGCTCGTTGTTGTGCTTGACGTTCAGCATGATTTAACTTCTGCTGTGTCTGACGCTCGTTATGCGTGAGCTTCTGACGATGAGCCATCTCTTGCTGCTGCATCTTCTGCACTTGCTGCTGCATCGCTACCTGCTGGGCTTGCTGAGCCGCCATCATCTCTTGCTGTTGTTTCGCTGCAAGCATCTCAGGGCTCTCACCTTGACGTGCTGCCAACTCTTGAGCTTTGAGCTGCAACTCTTGTTGCTTAAGTGCAAGCTCGCCCTGCACCTTCTGTGCTTTTGTCTGCGCATCCAACTGCTTGATCTGCAGCTCGGCTTGTTGCATCTGAATGATCGGATCTTGTGCTTGCGCAAGAGCCTGCTGCTGTGCAACCTTGGCCTTGTCCAACTGAAGCAATTGAGTCGCAGCTTGTGCAACAAGTTTAGAGATCTGCACCTCTGCCTCGTTATCAAGCGCAGCATCGGGTGCGGGTAGCGTGGCTCCCAACTGCTCTTGAACTTTCTGACGATACTGGAACGCCAAGTGTTCAGCAATGTGAGCCATGATCGCGCCTTGAATCTGCTGCGCCATCGGGTTCTGACCCAACTGACCCATTACTGTCGGATCCTGCATCATCGATGTATGCACAGCGATGTGTGCGTCGTGATCTTGATGGATAAACGCCTTTGTAGGTTTGCCCACGAGGAACGACATGTTCTCTGAGACAGGATCACGTGGTGTCATGTCATCATCAACAGGCACAAGCTTCTCAGCGTTCTTGATGCCAAGCACTTCTAACATCTGGCGATGTAACTGAGGTAAGTTGTAAATCTGTGGTGCGCCTTGGGCCAACTGAATCGCAGCTTGGTACTGCATGATTCTCTGTGCCATCGTTGCACTGTTGGGGTCACTCACAGGAATGACAGACACCATGTCATAGTCTGCTTGCTTGGCTTTGCGATCACCTTCAGCGGGGTCGTATGAATACTCAGCCGGTGTGTGATCACGGATGATGTCACGAAGCAGCTGGAACTCCTGCTTCATGCTGTAGTGCACACGCGCCTGCACAGCACTCATCGTTTTGAGTTGACGCTCAAGGATCGCAAGCGTTGTACCCACCGGTGCATTAGCGCTCATGTCACTGACCTTCATGTCAGCAACAGAGCCAAGGCGACGGCCTTCTTCTGTGATCTTATCTAAGAGTCCTGCCAGAACCTGTGATGGTTCTTTGTATGGCAGAGGCATGATGTTGTCACGGATTGAGCCAGACGACACGTCCATGTCGCGGAACTCGCCGGGGTTGATCGGGGTGTCATCATCTTTAATGCGAAGACCGCGAGTCTTCAGACCACCGGGCAAGTTAGACAGTGTGCCGGCATCCACCAACTGACGCAGTATCGATGTACCCGCGCGTGCGTAGCCACCAATCAGGTGGATCAAACCTAGACCATAAGCACCGAAGCCGGGCACGTATGTGTACTGCACAAAGTGCTGACGCTTTAACTTCTGTGGGTCATCTTCCTCCCAGTTGCGACGGATCGCCAACACCTTATTAGTGCCGCGCTCGATTGTCACGATGTATGGCAGCGCGATGCCATCTTCATCTTCATAACCGGGCATGTCGTAGTCGACATGTATCTCATAGATCTGATAGCGATCATCATCTGTGAGCGAGTAGCCCTGCTCATCAGCTTTCTTCTTCTCTACGTCAGTGTGAATTGTTTGTGGTTCACCCAGCTCCACATCAACATAAAAGCCACTGACCTGCAGCTTCTTCAACTCGTTCTTAGTCTTACGCATGATGTGCGTAAGTCTCTCTGCTGTAGCTGCGCTCGATGCGCCATAAGGAATGATGATGTCTTCAGCAGGTATGAACATCGCCACTTGACGATTGAGGCCGGGATCAAAATAAACTTTCTTGAACGCAGCACCTGCTAGTCCCAAGTTGTACAACATGCGCTCATGCTCTGGGCGATACTCCTGCATCACCTCAGTGAGCTGATAGTTCATATCGTCACGGACACGCTCCGCAGCTTCTTCCTTAAGCTTGTCGATAGCACCAATGATTTCCGTCTTAACCGGGCCTTGAGCAGGAAACGTCTCAATGATAGTCTCACTCTGGAACCGAACAGCGGCCTCTGTGAGGACAGTGGAAAATACGCCGCAAGCTCCAAGCCAAGGCTCTGTTCTTTCTTCATACTTCATCCCCAAAACATCTAGTCCCTTGACGTACATCTCCGTCCAGTCTTTGCGACTAGTGATGTCAGCGTCAACCATCTCGATCAGGTCACTTGCAATCTTCTGCAGTGCGCCCTCATCCATTTCTTCTGCGAGGTTGGCATCAAACTCTTCCTCGTCAGTCTCGGGCATCAAGTCAATCTCCATGCCGTCAAGCCCAATCTTCACGCCGTCTGGATTCTCAATCTCGATCTCAATGCCGGGGCCCACTTCCTCGGGCATCATCGCGCTCAGACCCAGTGGTGCTTGTGACAGTGAGGGAACCATGTTCGTAGCCATATCAATCCTTAATAGTACGCAGCTCTTCTACTGCGAAAATATCTTTGCTCTTCAGGCTCATCAGTTGGCAACCGTATGAACCCGCCTTGTCTAAACCTCATCAATGCTTGTGTGGTGGAGTCAACCAAGTCATCGTTTGTACCGCTAGGGAAATCATTGCATTCCTCCATGACTTCTTTAGCCCAACGGCGGTCAGGTGCCCACACTATGCCAGACGCTAATAGATCTGATACAGCGTTCACACGCGATATTTTGTCTTGTCCTTTGCCCGGAGTAAACTCCCCCACAGGCACACCCATGCGGCGAAGCTCTTGATATAGAGCCGCGCCGTTAGATTTTTTCTCAACAACAAACGCATCTGGCTCCCACTCCTTGTACTCCTCTAGCACGAGTTTCTTCAGGTCAGGGAACTCCATCCTCTTCTTAATCGCATTGAGCAGGATGATGTTGTAGTTGTTTGTCTCTTCGTTGAAGAACACGCCCCACGTCGTAAGCGCGTTGTAGTCAGCCCTATTATTGGTCTCTTGCGCCGCGTCAAGGGACATGATGGTGAACTCACAGTTGGGAGGATCGTCCTTCTCCCAGATCTTCCACCACTCACGCTTTAGTAGCGCCCCTTCCTCAGACACGGGATTTTGCATATACTGGGCTTGCCAGTAGCGGGGATCCATACCTGCCTTTTTACCCAGCAATTCTTCCAATGACCAGAACTCACTCCACAGTGGCTTGTCATTGAGGATGGCAGGAAACTCCACGATCTCCCACTGATCCACATCTTCTTCTTTGCCCATCTGGTTGACGATCATTCCCGTCAGATCCAGCTTAGACCAGCGTGTCATCACAATAATGATGGAGCCACCCGGCATAAGACGCTGTAGAGGGCCAGACTGAAACCACTCCCAAGCAGGAAGAAAAACATCGGGTCTTCCAGTTTTAGCTTCTTGTTCCGAATGTGGATCGTCAATAATAAACAAATCAGCGCCGCGACCAGCAAGAGCGCCTCCAACACCGATAGCGAAGTATTCACCATTGAAATTCGTCCCCCATCGTGAGGCAGACTTACTATCAGCCTGCAATTCGACCTGCGGAAAGATGTCTTTATAGGCGTCAGAACCCACTAAATTACGTACTCTACGGCCAAAATTTACGGCTAAATCAGCCGTATGGGAGGACATAATGACCTTTTTATGAGGGTATTTACCTAGAAACCATGCCGGTGCAAGGTAGGAAATCATCTCAGATTTGCCGTGACGAGGGGCAATATTGACAATAACTCGCCTTTTCTTACCCGCAGCGATGTCTTCAAAGATTTTTGCCAGCCTTTTATGGTGTGGGCCTACCTTATAACCCGGATAAACGTGGTCAATGAAGGTTAAAAAGTCAGTTTTACCCACAGATTCGACAGATTTACTGTCATAAATCTTCAAAAGCTCTAAATTTCGACGCTTTTCCTCGCCCTGCATCGTTGGCAGGGCTTTTCTGATGATTTCTATCTGTTCAGGCGTTATTTTCACTGCTAATTTCCCTTGCCTGTACGTCAATCACACGTTTTTCCAGCTTCTGGAGTGTCTCAAGTAGCTCTTGCTCGACTTCTTCCATAGACTGATGCTTAACTGTGACTTCAGAGCGCTTCTTGAACGCATCAACGCCATCAATTTCACCTAATTTAGTTATCGCAGCGATCCTAATGCGGCCATCAGGATGGTCTGTCTCTTTAATTAGCTTATTAATGACGAATCTTTTGAGTTCAGCGTACTCTTTAACAAGGTCTGCTTGAAACGCACCCACCATGCCGGCGAGGTAGGCCATTGTTTCATTGGGATATAGAGATAAATTGATCTTTGTTTCAGGGTTGGTCATCACCTGATTAGCCAACTGGGTGGCTTGGGCACGATTATCTTCGGAGGGTTCGATGGGAACCCCTTTAATATCGGCGATTAGTTTGACAGTTCTGCCCCACATCTCGATTTCTTCGAGATCGGTTAACTCAGGCATGGCTTCCGTAGCGTTGGCAGGAAGCGGAATTGAATCTTCAATAGCTGCTAGCAGTGTTGTCATAGAGGAAAAGGGCGCTCCATGTTAATAATGTTGAGGTCAGGGCCATTTCGTCCGCAAGTTCATTTTGCACGGCCCGCCTCAACGGGCGAACTCTAACACAGAAATAATTCTTTATGCAACATATTTTTTGGTTCCATTGACGGGGGGGTTCCAAAAAAAGACCCCCGGGGGTGGGGGTCAAGGGAGAGAAAGACAATCAACTGATTGAGCAACTGCAGTGCTCAAGGACAATGTAACACGAAGTTTGGTGAAGTGCAAACGTTTCGCCGGTACGGAAATTCCGAGAGGGCAGGTGTGTCAAGTAAGCAGGCGGAAGTGTTGGAACTCAATTTAGCTCTCGGGATTCCACCGAGACCCACCTCGTTTTAATGTCTGCGTGTCCTAGACGGGGGGGAGTATAGC